ATTTTATACAATTATTAAAACTTGTATTTGATAGATGCTTTCATTGAATCATCATTTTCAGTGATTACACCAGTACCTAAGTTCTGGCTCTCTGTCATATGATAGTAAACACCCATTTCGACTGGTCCTTGTGTGTAAACAGCACTTAGATAGTTACCGTTTGTACCAAGATCGTCGTTTTCAACACGATGATAACCTAACTGTACTTCATCAGTTAAGCCATACATTACGCCGTAATCCATTCTGTTTTCTTTAGTGTAAGCACCTGTGTTCTTATCGTCCCACATTTCTACACCAAGTACAACTGGAATGTCCCAACGATACAAACTAGTACCGATAGCCCAACCCTGTTGGTTATTATCCCAATCTGTGATGCCATCTTTGTCACCAATCTGCATGTAAGATACTTCAGCATAACCCATTAGGCTTGCTGTTATACCTGCGTACAGTGTTTCTGTATTTGCGTCATATGCAATAGAACCACCAACTGGTAAGTCTCTGCCTAAAGAATGTGTATCAAAATCAAATTCGTTATTGTTTTCCCAACCACCGAATGTTAGTACTAACTTTTCGTTGTGGTCAATTCTTGAGTTTGATTCTGTAATAATAAGTGGTACACCCACTTTTGGTGTTTTTGCAAAGCCTAAACGCTGTGCATCTGTTTCACCTAGGTAAATTCTAGTGTTACCTACACCTAAACCCATTTGCTTTTCAACAATGGTATTGTTTAGTGTTGTGTCTAGTGAATAGTGTGAATCAAATCTTGCACTACCACCTGCCCATGTTAATGGACCTGCATCAATATCACTCTGTAGTCCTGTGATAATTTCTGCACGTGAATCAATATCACTTGTGTAAGTATCGTCATCGTAATAGATTTCTAACTCACCATTTACAAATAATCCTGCTGGTAGGCTAGGAGCACTTGCTTCAAGATCTGAAACTCTTTGTTCCAGTGTCTTTTCTTCTGCTGTTGCTGGCGCACCAAATGCGACCAAAGCGAATAGCATAGACATTATTAAAGTCTTGTTCATGTTGTTATATTTCCTTATATTATATCGATATAAAAACTGATCGTCGTGATCAATCAAGAGTACTTATCGACTGAGATTATTTATAGATTAAAAAGTGAAACGACTTTTCTGTTGCCAGGTAAGTCGCCAACCCCTACGTGCCTATACTAGGCCGCTAATGCCATTTCTGGCTCATAATTGTCGTTTGCAATTATAGTTTTTGTTCGCGTTAACCGAGCTTACATCCGGATAACTCCACTCTTCTATTAACTACCTGTCGATCCTAAGTTCGGCCCCATCATAAACACACTCCTAGTTTATCAGTCTAGTGCAAAACGCTATGCATCCTGCCGAATGTGCTTATGGTGGAGCCGCCGAGACTTGCACTCGGGTCCAGTGTAGCGTTTGAATTGCTTCAACGTTACAGTATATTTATAACACAGAAATTAGGCTTTGTCAACCTTAGATTGTTCGTACTTCATCATTAGTGTAGATAAATGATCTGATTTTCTTAACCATCCTTCATCATCTACAATAAACACATCGCCTGGTTTATATAAAAAACTTTCTTTAGGTGATCCATCTCGATCGAACCCCATTACTTCGCCTTCCCAATCACCTAGGATCTTAAATCCTATGCCTCTTGGTAGAGATTGGATTACATAATCCATCCACATCATCAGCCTTCTCCTCAAAAAAGTATTTATTGAGGATCGCCTGTGTAATAACCTTGTGTCTTGAGTTGGGCTCGAGCTTTGTCTATATTAGTTTTTCTTTGCATCAGAACGATGCTCATGTTGTGTTGTTGTATAAAATCTTCTATGAAAATAAAATCTTTATGTCCATATCCTTCGTTACAAATGAGTCTCAGTTGTTCTACTGCTTTAGGTGTAATCTTGTAGTCAAGATTGAAACAAGCAATATCGTAAGAATCGTCCCATTCATTTACTGCTTTTTGTATTTCTTTATAGAACTTGTCTTTTATAACATTTACAAAAAGTATTTTGTTATCCATTACAGCTCTTTTTGCATAAGGACACCGTGGAAGATTATTAAAACGAGGATTTGGGGGAGTAAGGTCTTTTTCTATCCATTCTATAATGCGTTCTTTATGCACTGAATAAAACCTTTGCATTACCTGCGATGATCATAATACATGTTAATACATGTAATACAATCCAAAAAGTACGAAAAGCCAGAGCCTTCTTTACATCACTTTGTGTTATAGGAAGGAACTCCGGCTTATCGTTGTCGTCAATGCCTATTGGCATACCAACAGTGCGAGCCCATAATTTAAGCCAGCGCCGTTGTCCGCTCATTACATTGCGTTCTTTTTATCTTGGATTTCTTTTCTGCGGTCCTTAGTAAGTTTTCCTAAGTCACCTAGTGCTTTTCTTGCTCTAGTTGCCGCGGCTTTAACACTCTTGTCTTCAAATGTTTCTGCCTCTGTTAGATAGTTATTAAACGCCTGTACGATTTGTTCATGCAATGTCATAATTGCCTCCTTTAGTTTATTTTAAGACCTGTAGTACTTTCGACATATTTGTCAGCCATGTCTTTGTCTGTTTTTGCTACACAAATTATATTATTCAAACTTAATTCAAACTTTTCATCTTTAGTTGTGAACATATAAGGTGCAAGTCCTACACCACTTTGTGTTGCCGTCAGCATTAATGGCTTGTGTACCATAAGGTTGTTACTGTCCTGACCTTCATAGCGAGCTACCATTTCCTCGCCTGAGCTCAGTTTGATACTAATTGTATCGCCGTGTTTTGCTGGTGTTTGTATTAACATTTACGATCCTACCGCGTGGCCTGTACCATTATAGCCAGTGCTTTCGATATAGTCAACTAGTTGCTCATAACCGCCTATACACTGATCCCCAATAAAAATTTGAGGTGCAGTTTTAGGTGCTGGAAGACCTTTGTCTTCAAACAACTGAAATAATTCAGCCGGTTGTATATCAGAGCCGATAGTTTTCTCAGTATATGCTACACCCATCTTTGTAAATACATCTTTAGCCTTTATGCAACTAGGGCAACTAGGCTTACTGTAAATTACAACATCTGGTTTTGTCATAGACTAAATCCTTTCAGTTTGTCTGTATCAACATCTTGTTTTATACCACCAATGATATAAGACTCGACTTCAGTTTCTTGTGGAGCAACTTGTAAGCCCGAAGAGCTCAACCAGTGTTGCGTCCAAGGTAAAGGATTCGTGTTAACAGGAGCATCAAAGATTGTATCAAGCCCTAATGCTTTCAATCTACGATTTGCAATGTACTCAACATACTGGTTCAGTAGTGTTGCATTTAAACCGATCATACTACCATCTTTAAATAAGTAGTCTGCCCAGTCCTTTTCTTCTGCAACACAAGTACGCCACATTTCGTAAACTTCTTTTTGGCACTCCTTAGCAATTTTAGCCATCTCTGGATCGTCTTTCCCTTGTGCCCAAAGTTTAAGCACATGAGTAGACAATGCTAAGTGTTGTGCTTCATCCCTAGCGATAAGACTAATAATCTTAGCACTACCTTCCATAAGTTTTAACTCGCCAAAACCAAATGTACAAGCAAAACTTACGTAGAAACGAAGTCCTTCTAAGATATTTACATTCATCATGGCAAGGTATAGTGCCTTTTTGACATCTTTCAGTTTGCCTTCTTTGCGATGAAAGTAAGCATCTGCAAGATCTGTAAATCTATCATAATTTTTTGTTACACTTGTTGCTCTAGCGATAATCTTCTCATCATCTAGAATTGTGTCAAATACTTCTGCAGGATCTGCATAAACATTTTTCATAATGTGTGTGTAACTTCTACTATGAATAGTTTCAAAGAAGTCCCAGGTAACGACACAGCCTTCAAGTTCAGGTAAAGATACATGTGGCAAGAAAGCCAAACATGGACCACGTCCCTGTACACTATCAAGAAGTGTTTGATATTTCAAATTAGCAGTAAAAATATGTTTCTGTTCAGGACGAAAGTTTGCAAAGTCTGCTCTGTCCTTTTGTAGTGAAACCTCTTCTGGTCTCCAAAAGTAACCTAACATTGTTTGATTTAATTTATCAAACACTGGAAACTTAAATACGTCATAACGCTGTGTGTTCTGATCTGCCCCAAAGAACATATCCTGCTTTGTAAAATCAACCTTATCTTGATTGAATACTGTTTTACCCATTGTCTTTTCCTCTTATATCTTTCTGTATTGTATATGAACTTTTATATATTGTCAACCACTAAATTGCACATGCCTCACAATATTCTTCATATTCTTCGTCTGAACCATTAAACTCAGCACGTTCTACAGGTCCCTCTTTTACATTATCGTGCCACCCTACTGAATGTTGTGGCTCGTCTATTGTTTCACTTGGATCAGTTTTGTAATCATATGTGTTCTGGTAATAACTTGTCTTCCAACCTAATTTATAAGTTGTTAACATGTCTTGAATCATAACACTCATTGGAACTTCATTGTTCTCAAAGTGTGTTGGATTATAACTCCAGTTACCACTAATCGCCTGATCAAAGAACTTTTGCATAACTGCTACAACATGGATATAACCTTCGTTGCTAGGCATATCCCAAAGTAACGTATAATAATTTTTTAATGTTTGATACTGTGGAACAATCTGCTTAAGAGGCCCTTTTTTCGACTTCTTAACGGACAAGTAGCCTCTAGGTGGCTCAATTCCATTTGTTGCGTTCGACACAACGGAACTGCTTTCCGATGGCATTTGTGCGGACAATGTGCTGTGCCGTAGACCGTGTTCCTTGATATCACTTCGTAAACTATCCCAATCATACTTTAACTTTATGTTACAAACTGCATCTAAATCCTTCTTATATGTATCAATAGGAAGGATCCCGTCAGCGTATTTAGTACGATCAAAATAGTCACATGCTCCACGCTCTTTTGCAAGTTTATTACTTGCTTTTAGCAAATAGTATTGAAATGCTTCTGTAAGCTCATGAACTTTTGTAAGCGCCTTTTTATCAGAATACAATACTTGATTCTTTGCAAGATAGTGTGCAAGACCAATATACCCTACTCCTAGAGAACGTCTTGCTTTTGTGCTAATCTCAGCCGCCTTAATTGGATAGCGTTGATAATCAATAATTTCTTCTAATGCTCTAACTGCAAGTTCACACAAATCTTCTAAATCATCTAGATCTTTTAACAGTCCAACATTAATAGCACTGAGAATACAAAGAGCAATTTCTCCTTGCTCGTCATCAATATGTTCTAATGGCTTGGTTGGTAATGTAATCTCTTGGCACAAATTACTCATGTATACTGTGTCCTTGAATGAGCTGTGCGTGTTGCAATGATCAACATTCATAATATAGATACGTCCTGTTTCTGCACGTTCTTTAATTAGAGCAGAAAATAAATCCATTGCTGAAACAGTTTTCTTTTTAATACTTGTCTTGCGTTCATAAGATTCGTATAGTTGTTTAAACTTCTCAGCATCACCAAAGTACGCTTCGTATAAACCTGGTACATCATGTGGTGAGAAAAGAGTAATGTTACCTCCGGATAATAGTCTTTCGTACATAGTTTTGTTAAGTTGAATAGAATAATCTAACTTACGAACACGATTGTCTTCTGTACCTTTGTTGTTCTTTAGCACAAGAATGTCTTCAATCTCTTGATGCCAAAACGGGAAGTGTGTAGTAGCTGATCCG